TGAACCAAAGATCGTAGCTCCAGTCAATAAGACTTGGAAGGTCTCTGGTTCGAAAAACAATACCTATATAGTAACTGCTGATGCTGGTAGATTTAGTTGTACCTGTGTTGGATATCAGTTTAGACATGAATGCAAACACATCAATAAGTTGAAAGCCGCATGAATAATTATTTGTACCCAACCATATGTTGGATCAAGGAGGACTGGCGCAGTGACAAGTTTCGTTTCTGTATTGAAATACTTGCTTGGGGCATTTCTGTTGGTTGTAGTCTTACAATGGCTCTTACCGTACCCAATCCTCCACTCATTATCATCTATCCTTTTTGGATTATTGGTTGCTGTATGTATGCTTGGGCTTCTTATACTCGGCGTTCTTTCGGTATGCTGGCTAATTATATGCTGCTCGTATCTATTGATTGCGTGGGCTTATCGCGAATTGTATTGAACAATATTACAGGAAACTGAAATGGCAAATCTGAAACCGAAGTACATGACCTTTGAAAAAAACTTTATTGGCACAGAGCCGAGACTTAAAGATTGCAATACACGAGTTGATTTGATCAGTGCACTTAATTGGTACAACTATAACTACAACGTTGGGGATACTGTTAAGTGGTTGTATGAATATCTTGACAATCGTAACACAACTAAAGAATATATGGCACGTGTAAAGAAACTTAATCCCGTTTTCATTGGGATCACTGCTTGCTCTTTCGCACGCATGAGCAATCTTGGCTGTGACATCGGCCAGTATCATGATACTATTAAGAAGATTGTGGAAACGGAATTGTCCAAGGTTGTTGTTGAACCTAAGACTACAAACATTATTGATCTGGTTGAGAAAAAGAAAACTGCAATCATCGGTCAGATTGAACACGAAATTGATTTGTTTTTGACGCATGATTATACCTCTGACTTTAATCCTTATGACTATTACAAGAAGCAAGATCTTCGTAGTGGTGTTGCTTGGGGCATTATCAAGTATTATACTCCTCTTGTTGAAGAACTTGAAGCTGCCCGAGATGGCACTGATGATCAATGCGTTGAAGCTTACTACAGTATTGGTAAGAAAGCATTGAAGTCATATATTGAATTCATTAACAAGATTGTTGAGGAAGCAAAACAGTTTGTCAAAGTCAACAAGGCAGAGAATAAAGCACGTGCACCTCGTAAGAAGAAGTATAAATCAGAGACTCAGCTGGTTAAGCGATTGAAGTATGCAGTCAGCAATGATGCTCTCAAGATTGCTAGCATTGATCCTACACTGATTATTGGTGCGCAATCCCTATGGGTTTACAATGTAAAATACAAGACTCTCACCAACTACGCAGCCTCTGGTCCAGCTGGTATGAGTGTTAAGGGTAGTACATTAATAGGATTTGATACTACGACTTCTATTCGTAAAACATTACGCAAGCCTGAAGTAAGTATCAATGATGCGCTTACTTGCAGTAAGATTCAGCTGAAGAAGTTTATGGATACCATTAAGACTAAGGCAGCTGCTGCTAACGGAAGAATAAATACTGATGTGGTCCTACTGAGGGTAATCAAATGAAGAAGTTCCTATCATTATCTTTAATCGGTGCGATGATTCTATCAACTACAGCCTGTGCGCAGACTGGAGAAATGCGATATGCTCAGAGACTACCACCTCCTTGCTATACTCTTGTCAGCACGCAATATGATGCATGGGGTATTCCTCATAGGATTATGACTGAAAATTGTGATTATCATTATAATCCATATAATAATCCCGTTGTTGGTGGTGCAATTCTAGGTCTTGGTTTAGGAGCCTTGATGTTTGGTCGTAATGGTTTCAATCACCGTGAATTTCGAGGGGATCATTTCCCAGGTCGTCGTGAGTTCGGTAGAGGCGGAAGACATCGTCGGTAAAAAGGCTTGACCTTTATACCTATCCATAGTATACTGATTGTATAAATACCTTTGGAAGATCTCATCTTCCATTGACTCTTACAAAGCTTCAAGTCAATAGATGGCTAAGAAAGCGGTATTCAAGTGGATACCACAGACAGAAACAACTAATGATTTTGCATTCCTGGTAAGAGGGGGATGGACCTAGAGATCTGATTTTCGATCTTCTTAGTAGTATAATTGTCGCCTTTTGGCATTATACCTCAATCATGTACTAAGAGGCGAGATAATGAGAACAACACAAAACATATACAAATTCAACACACGATTAATACTACTTGGAATTAGCATTGGTATATTTCTGAGTTTGATAGCAGCAACTGCTGCATATCCCCACTATAAAAATAATACAATCATACAAACGAATACTAAGATCATAGAAGTTCCAGTAATTAAAAAGGTTATTATTAAAGTTCCTGTGAATCTAACTCTGAATGACAAGAAACAAATTAATTGTCTTGCGGAGAATGCCTACCATGAAGCTCGCGGTGAACCAAGACGTGGTATCATCGCAGTAAATAACGTGGTACTAAATAGAACGAAGCAAGCACGTAAGTTCGGTAAAACTGCTTGCGAAGTTATCTATAAGAAAGCTAATGACAACTGTGCGTTTTCTTGGGTGTGTGATGACGCACTAAACAATAAGAAGAATCCCGCAGTCTATCAAGCAGTGTATAAGATTTCAGAAAATGTTTATCTAGAAAATGTATCAGACGTAACAGGTGGAGCTACATACTTTCATGCCGCAACTATTACTCGCAAAGTTTGGCCACATGTCAAAAAGACTAAGCGCATTGGCAACCATGTATTCTTCAGAGAAGCATAGTATATAGAGGATCATTAGTTTGGTCCTGTGGTGTAATGGTTAGCATGCGATCCTTATAAGGTCGAAGCACTAGATTGGTGCGTGGTACAGGTTCGAATCCTGTCAGGACTACCAATAAATAACAAAGAGGTATATATGTATAAGATTTATTCAAAAGATAATTGTTCGTATTGTGATGCTGCTAAGAATCTTTTAACAAGCAAGAGTATCCCCTTTGTTGAAAGCAAGATAGGTGTTGACATCACTAAAGAAATGTTGTTAGAGATTGTTCCTGGTGCAAGAACAGTTCCTCAGATTTTTCTGTTGACTAGTGATGGTGAACAATATATTGGTGGGTTTAATGAACTGGTGAATACATTAAAGGAGAAAGATAATGTCGATGGAACTACGCACTTCCTATCTGAATAGTTTGTATAATAATATTTGCTTTGTTGATTTTACAAAGATGGATGGCACTCTGCGTGGTATGCGTTGCACACTACGTTCTGATATGCTCCCTCCTCAAACTGATCTTGAAGAACACACTCAGCGCAAGCAAACAACAGAATCTATTGCTGTTTGGGACTTAGAAGTTAAGGGCTGGCGCTCATTCCGTACTGATAGTGTGATTGATTTTAAGGTTCTTGAAGAAACTCTATGAGTCGCTTAAGAGAAATTATTGCTAAATGGATTGTCATGAATATAGCATGGCGTATTTCCCAAAAAGCAGTTTATGTTTTATGTCTTGATGTTGCAAGACTGTACTATGAATCTATTGAAGCGAAAGAGGATACTGATGAGCAACTTTGACCTGATGGAAAGAAATGAAGTAAACAAAGATTCCAAGGGTGGTACTGAACTGTTACAAGAACGTTTGTATGGTGGTGACATTCCTAGGGAATTGCTTGAGAAGGTACAGATTGTATTCTCGCGCGCACGTGATCTAGACCCCGACAAGAAGAAGATCTATTACTGCCATGATCTTCCTGAAGACCCAGAGTCCTCACGTCTAAGTGATCCTATGTATCGTAAGAAGTTTGACAAATTTGTTTTTGTATCAAACTGGCAGATGGAGAAGTATAATGAAGTTCGTGGTGTAGAATATAACAAGTCTACTATTATCAAGAACTCTATTGTTCCTATCGATACCACTAAGCGCACCAAGAGTGATAAGATCCGTTTGATCTATCATACTACACCGCATCGTGGACTACAGCTATTAGTGCCAGCCTTTATTGAATTATGCAAGAGACATGATGATATTACTCTTGATGTTTACTCATCATTTAAGATTTATGGTTGGGAACAGCGTGACGAACAGTATCAAGAACTGTTTGATATTTGCCGCAATCATCCAAATATTAAGTATCATGGTACAGTGTCTAATGATGAAATTAGAGAAGCTCTTCTCAGTGCTGACATCTTTGCTTATCCTAGCATCTGGAAAGAAACTTCTTGCTTGAGTCTTATTGAAGCAATGTCTGCTGGTCTGCTATGCATTCATCCCAATCTGGCAGCACTATCAGAAACTTCAATGGGTCTCACATGGATGTATCAGTGGAATGAAGATGCTAATGCTCACGCCGGTGGGTTTATGCAAGTGTTACATCAGGGCATTGAAGTTATGCGTAATCAGCGTGAAGCAATTGAGGCAGACCTAAAGCTACAGAAGATTCAAGTTGATCGTGTTCATGGCTGGAATAATAAAGCAAATGAGTGGAAGGCACTTTTAGAATCCATAACAAAATGAGAGAGGATCAGCAAGTGCAGAAAAAAGATAACGAAGAAACCTCCAAGATCATTGTATTTCCTAAAATCAATAAGAGGGTTTTAGACAGTATCGGCACAATAGAACAATTAGAAGAAAAGGTCATAGCAAACAAAATCAAATTTGTCGATAAGACATCATTGGAGTTAGTTGAGGACTTGTTCTTTAAGTTATCTATGATGGGGTTTGCCTTAGACGACGACAAATATGAGAGAGATAATGCTCTTGTCTCTGAAGCTGTGAAGTCTGTTATGCTTAAGTCTATGGGAATACACCATGATTTACAGATTGCAGCAGAAGAGCTTATCGATATTGAGGAAGACGAGATTGAAGAAGATGATTAAATACTTGACTTATTTGCCTAATAGGGTATAATGTATGTTGGAAACATTTAGGATTATTTAAAGTGATTATCGTCGACTTAAACCAAGTAATGATCTCTACTCTGATGATGCAGATAGGGAACCATAAGAACATCAAACTAGAAGAAGATCTCGTACGACACATGGTACTAAACTCTCTTCGCGCACATAAGGTAAAGTTCTCCGCTGAGTATGGCGAGATGGTTATTGCTTGCGATGACAAGAACTACTGGCGCAAGCAAGTGTATCCCTATTACAAGGCTAATCGTAAGAAGGAACGTGAAGCTTCTGAGCTTGACTGGAACACACTGTTTGAGTCACTGAATAACATTCGTCAGGAACTCAAGGACTATTTCCCTTACAAGGTTATTCAGATTGAACATGCTGAAGCTGATGACATCATCGCAGTATTGGTCAAGGAATACAATCATCTTGGTAAGCTTCTAATTCTATCTGGTGATAAAGACTTCGGTCAGCTACAGAAGTATCCTAATGTCACACAGTACAGCCCTGTGCTTAAGAAGTATATCAGCTGTACTAATCCTGATCTATTCCTGAAGGAACATATCCTTAAGGGTGACTCGAGTGATGGTATCCCTAACTTCTTGTCCGAGGACAATGTGTTTGTTATGGGTATCCGTCAGTCACCTGTAACCTCTAAGAGACTTGCTGGTTGGATCCTACAGGAGCCTGAGCAGTTTTGTAATGAAGCTATGCTCCGTAACTATAAGCGCAACCAGAGGCTTATTGATCTTGAGTTCGTGCCTGATGATATTAAGACACAGACACTAGAACAATACAATACGCAGATCAAGGATCGTAGCAAGCTGTTTAACTATTTCATTCAATATCAATTAAAGAACTTGATGGAACACATCAATGAATTCTGAGGAGATTATACAATGCAATTAGGTGTAGCTGAAATCTTTCAAAAGATCTCTGATGAGAAGGATGGTAAGAAGCGCAAAGAGATGCTTGCCAGCCAGATTAAGAATCAGGGTGTGATTACTATGCTTAAGTATGCATTCTGTCCCACTATTAAGTTCAATCTACCTGAAGGCAGTCCACCATTTAAGCCCTGCCAGTTTGGCGACCAGCAGTCTATGTTGTATGGTAGCCTTCGTAAGATGTATCTATTCATTGGTGAAGGCAATCCAGCTGTCACTAAGAACAAGCGTGAAATACTTTTTGTAAATATGCTAGAATCCCTTGATCCTGAGGACGCAAAGCTTCTCCTCGCGGTTAAGGACAAGAAGATGCCTTACAAGGGTATCACCAAGAAGCTTGTAACAGAAACATTTCCAGGACTAGTAGAAGAAAATGGGTAAGACTAATAAGACTAATAAATATAAAGATGATGACGAAGAAGAAATCGGTTATGATCCTTCTGAGTATCGTAATCGTAAGAAAGAAAAAAGAATCTCCAACGTATTAAAGAGCAAAAACATCGATGAGCTTATCAGCCTTACCGATGATGATGAAGAATTTTAACAAAGGAACCTATGATCGTGAGCAATGATAGACTGAATGACGCTTGGGGATATATGTTGTGTTTGGACCTGAGTAAGTGCGACAAGTGGACCATCAGCAACGAACAGCATATTAAGAACTTTATCGACTATCTTGTTGAGAAGATTGATATGGTAGCATATGGTAATCCAATGGTAGCACACTTTGCCACTCATGATATCGATAAGGCAGGATATAGTTTCTGTCAGATGATTGAGACCAGCAATATCTGCGGTCATTTTGTTGACAAGAATGGCAATGCATATATCGATATCTTCTCCTGCAAGCCATTCAGTAATGATGATGTAGTTGCAGCTGCGAAGCTATTCTTCCATCCTGAGAAGGTTCGGGTCAACTACCTAACCAGAAACGCTGAGTGATATAAATACCTGTGAAGGAGTAACATGCCAATATACACCTTTTATAATAATAAGACTAAAGAGACCAGTGACATTGAGATGTCTATGGCAGAGCATGATACCTTTTCCCTAAACCCAGAATATACACAAGTCCCTGTTGCTTTGAACCTTCACAGTGGTGGAGGTATCAATGGTCGCAAGATCGATGATGGATTCAATGATATTTTAAAG